TGTGATGATTTTGAATTAGAAGATGCAACAATTTCAATCAGTAATACATCTCAATTACTTAAATTATTATCTATTACAAATGGTTATTTAGATTTAAGTTATATAAGACAACATAAGTTAATTACTAAACTTATTGTAGCTGATAATCAATTTACTCTTAATTATGCTTTAGCTGATAATATGATTATTCCTAAGGCTGGAGAGTATGTTGGTGATGGTGTATACAATATTGAAGCCACGTTAGATAATGAAAGTATAAACGCTATAATCAAAGCAAAATCAGCACTCGCAGACACTGATACAGTTGTATTTAAGCCGTTTATAAACGCTGATGGTGATTTACAATTGGAAATGATGTTTGGAGGTAACATTGAATACTCAAATAAGGTATCTTTTTACTTACCAGATATTACTACTAATAATTTACCTAATGAATTTAAAGCTCATTATAATTCTAATTTAATTAAAGAAATCATGTACTGTAATAAAGATGTTGCTAATTGTACTATGGAAATTAATTTAGATGGAATTATGAGACTAGCATTTGACAATGGAAGTATCAAAAGTGAGTATTATGTAATTGCTAAAGAACTATAATATGGGTATACCATTAATTACTATCAAAGATGACTTGTATCACATCATTAGAGTAATTCCTGAACACACAGGAATTGATACAAATTTATTTAAAGGTTATACAAATACAACTAATGTATTTAGAAAAGATGGAATGTTTTGGTTTGTTCGTTTAATAGAAGAGGCTGAAGTGATTGAAGATGAACAACCACTTATTGAAGAAAGTTTGGAACAATAAAAAAAGAATGTTATATTAATGTTATGAGTACTGAAAAAGAATATACCCGTTTTATTAATGATCCTGTTATGGAACCTTATTTCATTTCTATGGATGACAACTGTATGACTGTTAATATTAAAGTCACACCAGACACTAGATATAGTGATTCAGGTAAAGACTATAATAAAATTGTAGGTCATTATAGTAATTTAGGAAGCGCTTTAAGATCAATCGCTAAGGATAAAGTAAATAGTAAATCATATGACTCATTACAAGAGTACATTGGTGAATATAGTGATGTAATTAATTCATTTACACAAAAGTTTAATTTTTGATATGTTAGAAGCAATTTATAATTCAGTTATCGTTAAGCCTGTTGAGTCTGAAGAGACGTCATATGGAGGCATTATTGTCCCTGACTTGGGGAATGAGAAAAACAAACTAGGAGAAGTAGTAGCAGTTGGAAAAGGTTACTATTCAGCTACAGGAACTTTTATTCCTACTATGCTGAGTGTAGGAGATACAGTTGTATTGCCTACAATGGGTTTTAGTAAAATGGAATATGAAGGTCAAGAATATTGGCTGGGTCCTGAAAATCAAGTTTTAGCTAAAGTAAATAAAGATTAATATGAGCAAAGTTATAGAATTCGGTCCCGAAGCAAGGGAAAAAATGATTAGTGGTATTGATAAACTAGCTGATGCTGTTACAGCCACTTTAGGTCCTAATGGACGTAACGTAGTTATTGCTAATGGAGGTATTCCTCAAAGCACTAAAGATGGTGTCACAGTAGCTAAATCAATCACATTAGAAGATCCAATTGAAGAATTGGGAGTACAATTAGTTAAACAAGCAGCTATTAAAACTGCTGATAATGCTGGTGATGGTACTACAACATCTACTTTGTTGGCTCGTGAAATGGCTAAACAAGGTCTTAAATATCTTAACCATGGTGAAAATGCTGTTGAGATTAAACGTAGTATTGATAAAGCAGTAAAAGAAGTAATTGAACATCTCCGTCATGAAATTAAAGAAGATATTTCAAATGAGGAACAACTTAAACAAATCGCTACAATTTCAGCAAACAACGATCCAGAAGTAGGTGAATTAATTGCTACAGCGATGCAAAAAGTAGGTCGTGAAGGTGTTGTATTCATTGAAGAATCTAAAAACGGTGAAACATATCTTGAAACAGTAGAAGGTATGCAGTTTGATAGAGGTTACAAATCACCTTACTTTGTAACTGATAACAATTCAATGACTACTACTTTACAAGATGCTTTGATTTTGATCGCAGACAAGAAATTTACTCAAGTAAAAGAGTTGTTGCCTATTTTAGAAGCTGTATCTAACCAAAATAAACCTTTAGTTATTATTGCTGAAGATGTAGATGGTGAAGCGCTTGCTACTTTGATTGTAAACAAAGCAAGAGGTATTTTGAAAGTTGTAGCTGTTAAGGCTCCTGATTTTGGAGACCGTCGTAAACTAATTCTTGAAGACATTGCTATCTTGACTGGTGGACAAGTATTCAGTACTGAAAAAGGTATGAAGTTGGATAAGTTTAGTTGGGATTGGTTTGGTCAAGCTCGTGTTGTGACTGTAGGTAAAGATGAAACTACTATTGTAGATGGTAAAGGTGAGTCAGACAAAATCACAGACCGTATTGAAGAACTTCACAATCAAATTGAAAAAGCAATTTCACCATATGAAAAAGAAAAGTTGCAAGAACGTTTGGCTAAGTTTATTGGTGGTGTAGCAGTTGTTCATGTTGGTGGGTTTACTGAAGCGGAAATGAAAGAAAAGAAAGATCGAGTAGATGATGCTCTTCAAGCAACTAAAGCTGCTTTAGAAGAAGGTATTGTACCTGGTGGTGGAATGGCTTTGTTACATGCTCGAAATGGTATTAGTGATCTTAATAGTATTGGTGGTAGAATTGTTTATAATGTTTGTGCTGAACCATTTAAGAAAATTTTATCTAATGCTGGTTATGAATTAGAAGACATTTACAACGCATTATCAGGAGCAACAGGAGGTGATTATTGGTACGGATTCAATTTGTTTGATGAAGATTTTCATGACATGAGAGAAATTGGAGTAATTGATCCAGCTAAAGTAACTCGTACAGCACTCGAAAACGCTGCTTCAGTGGCTGGTACTATCTTATTAACAGAAGCTGTTATTGTTGACAAACCAGAAGAAAAGAAAGGTGATGAAGGGTTTGGCAACATGATGGGAATGATGTAAATTAACAATTATGCAAGATGCAGTATCATTAATTGGAAAACTTATTACTATTGATGGTCAATTATTAACTATCAAAACATTATATTTTATTCCAGGTACTGATAGGATTTATGTGGGTATGGCAACAGCAAACCATACCTACATAAATTATCCTATTGAGAGTTTAATTCCATATTTTCAAGATCAAATTAAGTTATGAGCAAAATAGAAATACAAGAAAAACTAATCGAGATTGGTTCTCGTGTCCCTCCAGGTGACAATTGGAAGATGAGTAATGTTAATGAGGTTCAAAAGTCTATTACAGATGCTCTAGAGGCTTGGTATCAAGTAGCTGTAGTTAAACCTAAAGCATTTAGATTAGATCTAACAGCAGGAAAATTATATGCTATTGTAAGTGATGAGGTTGAAATTAAAGAACCAGAACCTAAAAAATATTCAATATACGGAGACTATGAGTTCTAAGCAACATACACTTTGGGTTGAGAAATATCGTTCTCAAAATCTTTCTACATATGTAGGAAATGAACAAATTAAAGGTACTATTTCAAAGTATCTAGAACAGAATGATATTCAAAATTTTATTTTCTACGGCCCTGCTGGTACCGGTAAAACTACTCTTGCTAAACTTATTGTTAATAATCTCAATTGCGATTATCTCTATATTAACGCTTCCGATGAGCGTGGTATTGATACTATTAGGGATAAGGTCCAGGGCTTCTCATCTGTGGCCTCGTTTAAACCTCTTAAAGTTGTTATCTTGGATGAAGCAGATTTTCTTACAATCCAAGCACAAGCATCATTAAGAAACATTATTGAAACATTTGCCCGTACTACAAGATTTATCTTAACTTGTAATTATGTTGAGCGTATTATTGATCCTCTTCAATCACGCTGCCAGGTACTTAAAATTGTACCTCCATCAAAACAAGATATTGCTTATCATATTATAGACATTCTTAAAAAAGAGAATGTTGGGATGGGAGCTGAGGACTTAAAACTAGTTATTAATCAATTTTATCCTGATCTACGTAAAATGCTTAATACACTTCAAATGGGTGTAACAGGTGATGAGGTAGTCATTGATAAAAATATATTAGTGTCTAGTAACTACAAAAATCAAGTACTCATGGAATTATGCAAACCAACAACAAAGTCATTTAATAACATTAGACAGATTATAGCTGATTCTAGTGTTAATGATTTTGAAGAATTATTTAGATTTTTATTTGATAATGTAGATAAATATGCTCCTACAAGTATGGGTGAAGTTATTATTCATATTGAAGAATATCAATACCATGCTAATTTTAGAATTGATAAAGAAATAAACATTATGGCTTTGATATCTAGAATTTTATCATTAATTTTAAGTAAAAGAGTAATATGAAAAAATTCATCCACTTTTTTATACTTTGGGTAGCAAGTAACTTATCTGTTCCTTTTTGGATGGTAGGTCATGTTCACCTAACTATGAATGTGTATGATGATATTAAAGAAATTATAGCATCATTTGGAATGAATACCTTAGTTGCTGTAGGATTTTATTTAGAATGGAAAAAACATAAAGAAAATGAAAAATAATCAAATGAACCTTAATTTTGATTTGTCTAAGACAACATCAATGGAAACACCATCAGGTGGTAAAATTTGGAGTCAAGGAGTTATCCTTCGAAAAGTATCTCGTTTTGTAGTAGGCGCTGATGAAGATGCTCTTATTCCTATTCCTGTATTTTATGATGTAGAAAGTGGAGAAATTTTACTTGAAGCATTGCCTAAGGAATTAAGAAAAGAATACGGCGGTGACGATATTTGATTGGTTAAAAGAAATCACCACTAATAAAACGTCCTGGTCTTCTTTTACGGAAGACCAGCAAGAGTCATTTAACTCTTATATGGTTCATAGATTTGTAAGTATGTATGAAGGATACACTGAGGTTGCAAATTTTGGCCAAAGAATACCCTACCCTGATAAAGAAAAAACTTATAAATACTATTGTTCTATGTTACCTAAAAAGAATGTCTTCCTCAAATACATCAAAACTTCAAAAAAGAAGCCTAGCAACTCACTACTACAACATGTAGCTAATTTTTACACTATATCATTAGGTGAGGCTGAGGATTATTTATACATTCTTAAAAAAGAAGGAGTAGAATACATTCTTGAAAAATCAGGAATTGATGAAAAAGAAATTAAAAAGTTATTAAAAGAAATCCAATGACAAAAAACAGTGATTTAGGTTTTAGAGGAGAACATCCAAAAACAAGAACCATAATTGAAACAGACTCAATTGTAGACTCAGTTATTGATGAGCATATTAAAAGGGCTGAGATGGGTAAAAACAAGTATAACAATACTTTAGATAGAACAGATTTATCTGTATTAGACTATCTACAACATGCTAAAGAAGAAGCAATGGATTTAGCTCTATATCTAGAGAAAACAATCCAGATGCTTAAAGGTAAAAAATAAGTTTTGAGTAAAAAGAAAAAAATACCTGCAATTGTAAAACAAATCAAACAACATACTCTAAAGGAAATTAATTATGCTACTGAAAAAGCAATTTCCTATAGTCAAATGTCTATGTTTTTGTCTTGTCCTCGTAAATGGTCTTTACAATATAGAGACGGTTATTATACATCTGAACAGTCTATTCATATGACATTCGGAACTGCACTACATGAGGTTATACAACACTATATAACAACTATATACAATATTAGTGGTGCTGAAGCGGACCGAATTAATTTAGAAGAATATTTTGAGGAACGCTTTAGAGAAACATATTTAAAAGATTATAAATCTAATAAAAATGTTCATTTTAGTGATCCTGTTGAAATGAGAGAGTTTTATGAAGATGGTTTAGCTATTTTAAATTTTGTAAAGAAAAAACGAAGTGGGTATTTTGGTAAACAAGGATGGTTTTTAGTGGGCTGTGAAGTACCTCTATTACTTAATCCTCATTCTGAATTTAGAACTATCTTATATAAAGGCTACTTGGATGTTGTTTTGTATCATGAACCAACTAATACTTTTAAAATTATAGATATTAAAACATCTAGAAGCGGTTGGGATGATAAAACTAAAAAAGATGAAACTAAACAACTCCAATTAGTCCTTTATAAAAAGTTTTATAGTAAACAATTTGGAGTACCTGAAGACAATATTGAAATAGAATTTTTTATTGTTAAAAGAAAAATATGGGAAGAATCACCATTTCCAATATCTAGGATTCAAGAATACACTCCTGCTAGTGGTAAAATTAAAATGGGTAAAGCAACTAACACTATTAATTCATTTATAGAAGAAGTATTTAACCATGATGGTTCATATAAAGATAAAGTATTTGAACCAAACCCATCAAAATGGAACTGCATGTATTGTCCTTTTAAAAATAAAAAAGAACTTTGTACCGCTAGTATATCTTAAAAAATCTTCATATATTTATATATATAAAAATTAAATAAAAGCTATGACAAATAAAAAGGATATGACATTAACCTCTGTGAAAGTACAGAGTGAGTTATTTGAGGATTTCAAGATTGCATGTGTTAAGTACAAATTTTCTTTACAAAAACTTGCTGACCGCACTATTCATTTGTATCTTACAGATGAAGATTTTAGAAAAAAAGTTCATTCACACAACAACCTAGAAATTAAAAACTAAAAAATACATGAATTCAAGTTTTGCTTACTTACCTCCTGATAAGAGGAAGAAAATTATGCTTATCTGTGATGACATTAGAGTTACTTCTGGTGTAGCAACAGTAGCCAAAGAAATTGTAATCCACACTGCTCAACATTTTAATTGGGTTAATTTAGGAGGTGCCATTACACATCCAGAAGCAGGTCAACGTTTAGATCTATCTCAATCAACAAATGACATTACCGGACTAACTGATTCATCCGTAGTAATGTATCCTGTAAATGAATATGGCAATTCAGACATTTTAAGACAATTGATTAAAATTGAACAGCCAGATGCTATTATGTTGATTACTGATCCTCGTTACTTTGTTTGGTTGTTTGCTATGGAAAATGAAATTCGTAAGTCAATTCCAATTACTTACCTAAACATTTGGGATGACTACCCAGCACCATTATATAACTTACCGTATTATGAAGCTTGTGATTTGCTGATGGGTATTTCAAAACAAACAGTAAATATTAATAAGCTTGTTTTAGGTGATAAAGCAGATAAAAAAATTATTAAATATGTTCCTCATGGACTGAATCATGAAGTCTTTAAACCATTAGATAAAAAGGATTCTAAATTAGTAGAATTTAAGAAAAATTTATTTAAAGGTAAAGAATATGATTTTGCTTTATTCTTTAATTCAAGAAACATTCGTCGCAAACAAATTCCAGATACAATGTTAGCTTATAGGTATTTTATTGATCAGTTGCCTATTGAACAAGCTAAAAAATGTGTGTTGGTACTTCATACTGAACGAATAAGTGATCATGGTACTGATTTAGAAGCTGTTATTGAGTTGATATTGAATGGAGATCAATATAATGTCATTTTTACTGATGCTAGATTTGATCCAACCCATATGAATATGTTATATAATAGTACAGATTGTCAAATTTTATTAACATCTAATGAAGGATGGGGATTAAGTTTAACAGAAGCAATTCTATCAGGTAACCCAATCATTGCAAACGTGACTGGGGGTATGCAAGATCAAATGGGATTTGAAGATGAAAATGGAGAATGGTTTACACCTTCACCAGAAATTCCTTCAAATCATAAAGGTACTTATAAAAAACATAAAGAATGGGCCTATCCAGTATTTCCTTCATCACGTACACTTGTAGGTTCACCTCCAACTCCTTACATTTGGGATGACACTTGCCGTCCTGAAGACGCTGCTGAACAAATCATGAATGTGTATAAATTAACTCCTGAAGAACGTAAAGTTCAAGGTTTAAAAGGTAGAGAATGGGCTATAAATGAAGCTGGATTTACTGGAGAAACTCAAGGTAAAAGAGTAATTGAAGCATTTGATGAGTTATTTTCTACTTGGCAACCAAGAGAAAGATTTGAACTTATTAATGCTACTGAAGCTAAAGATAGAATTATTAATCATAAATTATTATATTAAAAAAATGAAACCGTTATTT